ATGTTGCTTGGCAAGACCAACAACGAAATCTCTGAGATGGTTGGCATCACTGCAGCAAGAATTAGCCAGATCAAATCTGATCCTATGTTCGTCGGCTACCTGGCGTCGCTTGAAGAGCAGTGTGACCGCCAAGTCATTGACGTGAGGCAACGTCTGGCTGACATTAGCCACAAGGCTTTGGACGTTGTTGAGGAGCTGCTTGCCGACGACAAGTCTTCGATCAAGCTGGCTGCCGCCAAAGACATCTTGGATCGTGCGGGCTATAAGCCAATTGAGAAGGTGGCCACCGTTAATCTCTCGTCGGTGCTTAGTCAAGATGAACTGCAAGCTATCCGTGATAACATTACTAGGGCCAAGGAAGAGGGCTATGTAGTTTCGGAGAATAGCTGTGGACGCACAGACAGCTGAACTGGCTAAGGCCATTGGGGACGAGATTGCTAGGCAATTGATTTCTCAACAGGGAATCGGCTCTCCTACCTTCTGGTCAAATGTAGGGATGGGTGGCCTGTTTCTGGCCGGGCTGCTTCTCCTGTGGAAACAATTCTATGCCTGCTCGAAAGGAAAGCATAGCTGCCAGATGGCTAACAAAGATCGCTATCTGACAAAGAAGGAAGCCGCTGCTGACTCTGAAGGCCAGTGGCGGAGAATCTTTGAAGTTGAAAAGGGCCTCGCTGAGACCAACGAGAGAGTCTCGACGTTGGAAGGATACCTGGATGCAGACGACCGATAGAGAACTTTTCAAAGAGCTGGTGGTGCAAGCTAGCTCCTCAACAGCAGCGTTCTGTCTGTTGTTCTTTCGTGAGCACTTTGATCGGCCCTTCTGCGATATGCACAAACAAATCTTTGGCCTGATTGACGATGAGACTTGCCTGAGAAAGCTGCTGTTGGCTCCTCGTGGTATGGGCAAGACTACCTTGTTTTCGCTTGGCTATACTGCACGGAAAGCATGCTTTGGGCTGAAGCGCCATGTCGTGATAATTTCTAATACGCTGGATCAGAGCCTGGACCAGCTTGAGACGCTGAAACAAGAGATCGAAACTAATGAGTTGCTGGAGCAGGCCTTTGGTGATTTGAGGGGGCCGATCTGGCGAGAGGATAGGATTCAGCTGGCGAATGGCTGCCACATCATTGCGAGGGGCGCTGGGCAGCAGATTCGAGGCAAGAAGAAGGGCAAAGATAGACCAGACCTGATCGTCGGAGATGACTTGGAAGACCCTGAGATGGTCATGAGTCAAGAGCGGCGGGCGAAATTTAAGAAGTGGTTCTTCTCTGACTTGATGCGCGCCGGTAAGGATTCGGGCCAGAGCTGTGAGATTGCAGTTGTTGGGACGCTCTTGCATGAGGATGCGCTGCTTGCTGGCCTGATGAGAGACCCTGGCTGGAGGCTGCTGCATCTTGAGGCCTTTGATGATAATCTGGAGCCAACTTGGCCTGACTTTATGAGTAAGGAGCAGGTAAGGGCGCTCTATGATGAGTATGAGCGGCAGGGACTGCTGGATGTTCTCTATCAGGAGTATCGAAATATCATTTCGTCGCCAGAGAACAGGGCCTTTAGAGCCTTCCATCGCTATGGGATTGGATCTCAGATGTTCCAGATGGTGGAGCGCCAGCTGAATGAGCGGTCTATTCCGAGCTGTGTGATTGTCGATCCGGCCAGAACTGATAATCCCATGTCTGACTATAGCGCGATTGGAGGAGTGGCCTTTGATCTGGTGGCAGGCAGCATCTTTTATCATCGGTTTAAGCATATGAAAGAGCTGCCTGAGGTGGTGCTGAGAGCTGCGTTTGAGATGGCTGTGCAGATGAGGACGCCTCTTATCTTTGTTGAGGAAGATGGCCTGAACAAGTGGCTGGTGACTGCGGCCAAAAGTCTGGTTATGCAGTTCTATCAGCAGACTGGCGTTATGCTGGAGATTAGGCCCATCAAGAGTGGTGGCAGAAATAAAGAGATGCGGATTGGAAAGCTGGCGCCGCTGGTGAATAGTGGCATGGCCCACTTCAATGAGGATGAGACGCAGCCTATTATGGAGCAACTGAAGGCTTTTCCTCGCAGTAAGTATGATGATGCTTCTGATATGGCCGCCTATGCCCTGGAGCTTCTGGGAGAGACTGGTGGTTGGAGCTACCAGGATGATGATTTCCCAGTCAAGGAGCAGGCCGATCCTCTGGAGAAACTGACAAGCTGGACTCCTGAGGAGGTCTGTGTTATATGAAAGATAGGGATACTAGGGCTCAGGTAATGCGGCTGGTTGTTGAGGAAGGAGCAGTTCCTAACCACGGCCACAGTGTGACGACTGAGACCATTACCTATGTGACTAGCGTTGACTTTGTGGCACAGACTGTGACGACTGAAACAAAGACTGTGGTGGTCGCAGTTGGAGGAGTTGCCTGATGCCCCCTAGATTGATACAGAACAGTGGCAGTAAGCCTCAACTGGATAGGATTGGGCAGCGCAACTATGGCTACAAGTATGGAGCTGGTCTTAACCTGCGGCCTAACAGCAAGCAGCATAGGGATTTGGTCGATAAGATTTTGCAGCGTGCTGCTCTGGCGAAAGAGGAGCAGAACAAGCGGAAGGATGCTTGGGATCGCACTGACCAGATTCTGACGACCTATGTCGATATGAGCTCGAAGGAGAAGGCTCTTAAGACAAGGGAGCCTGGGAAGCCAGTAAAGATCGTGGTGCCCTATAGCTATGCAGCTATGGAAACGATCCTGACCTATATGACGATGGCCTTCCTTAACCAGAAGCCAATCTTTCAGTATGAGGCTGAGGGCCCTGAAGATGTGGTTCCGGTGAAGTTGCTGGAGATTCTGGTTGGGAAGCAGCTGGAGTATTATAAGGGAGAGCTTGGACTTTATACGTGGATGAGAGATGGATTGGCCTATGGCATTGGAGCAGCGGCTCCGCTGTGGCGCAAAGACTTTGGGTGGACGACAGTCAAGCAGGCGATTAGAGCTGAGGGTCTGGATGGCAACGACGAGATGGTGACGCAGGAAACTGTGGAGCCTAGAGCGATCTTTGAAGGAACGGATCTGCTGAGTGTTGGGCCAAGATATTTGTTGCTTGATCCTAATGTCAGTTCGCATCGGCTGCAGAATGGTGAGTTTGTGGGGTTTGTCGAAGAGACTAACCAGATGGATTTGTTGAATCTGGAGCGCAACCAGCCCGATACGTGGTTCAATTGTCGATATCTATATGAGGCCGGGACGACCAGTAGCGTCTATACGGTGACTGAGGGAAGAGCCCAGGGCGATGCGCTGAGGCCGACAACGCTGGTTCATATGTTTGTGTCGTTGATTCCAAATGACTGGGGAATTAAGAGCCATAATGGAACGGGCGACTACCCAGAGCGTTGGCTCTTTACTGTGGCTGATGATTGGCTGATCATACGGGCCGAGCCGCTCGATAGCAGTCATGGCAAGTATCCGCTGGTTGTGAATGCTCCGGACTTTGATGGCTATAGCCCATATCCGATGGCGCGAATTGAACTGATTGAGGGGCTGCAAACTGCGTTGGATTGGTTCCTCAATAGTCATATTGCCAATGTGCGGAAGGTAATTAACAATCAGCTGGTTGTCGATCCGTCGATGGTCTACTTGGAAGATTTGAAGACGTCGAAGGAAGGTGGCCTGATTAGGTTGAAGCCTAGCATCTGGGGCAAGAATACGAAAGATGCGCTTTATCAGCTGCAGGTTCAGGATGTGACGAGAGGCCATGTGGCTGATGCTGGTGCGATCATGGATATGATGCAGAAGGTCTCTGCTGCGACGGATGGCCTGATGGGAATTGCTAGGAAGGGTGGCGAGAGGGTCTCGGCTGCGGAGGCTAGATCAACGGCTTCGAGTGCGATTAATCGGTTGGAGAAGCTGGCGCAGCTGATTTCGATTATGGGACTGCGAGATATGGGGATGTTCTTTGCCACCAATACGCAGGACTATATGAGTCGGGAGCAGAAACTGCGGGTGATGGGCAACTGGCCGAAGGAGCTTCTCAAGGAGTATGACCCTGGAGCACAAATCTCAGTTGATCCGGACCAATTGCAGATTCCTTTTGATGTGGTGGTTAGGGATGGGAGTTTGCCTATTGACACTGCGGGGGTGGCTGAAGTCTGGGTGCAGCTTTATGGTATGATTAGTCAGAATCAAGTGCTGATGCAGCAGTTCGATATGGGCCGGATTTTCTTGCACATTGCGAGGATGCTGGGAGCTAGGAATGCTCAAGACTTTCAGATTCAGGGTCAGGTGATGCCTAATCAGATGGTGAAAGACCAGGCACAGAAGGGTAACTTGGTGCCGGCGGAGGAGATATGAGTCTGAAACAGCAGATGTTGGAGGCTTTTGATGAATGGGAAAAGTCTCCTGTATCGCAACAGATATTGGCTGTGCTGAATGAGAAGATGACTGAGGCTGTCAATGGATTGGCGGCTAGCAGTGATACGACAGAAATGTTTAGATGTCAGGGGCAGCTTGGCGCGTTGCGCTATGTGTTGGCTTTGCCTGCTGATTTGAAGGCTCAGGCTGAGTCTATGGAGGATGATGATGGCGCTTGACATAAATAGCCCGGTTGACAGTGTGCAGATTGCAGACCTGCCTCGCTATATCAGAGAGACTAGGGCAGCGATCACTACTACTGGTGTGTATGGCGCTAGTTTTGAGACTGGTGTTCTGACTGGTGACGCCGTCTATCTGGACTCTGTCAATAATGTGTGGCGGCGCAGTCTGGCTGGTGATCCGACGAGAGGCAAATTTCATGGCTTCGCTGATATAGATCAGGGTCTGGTTGTTATCTGGGGCTTCTTCACTAGTCAGGCCTGGGCCTTTGCTGATGGTGCTACGATTTATGTATCTGGCAGTGATCTGGGAGCATTGACGGACATTGATACTGGTATTGCAGTGGGTGTCTGCATTGCTGGAGACACGATCCTGATTGATAGTCAAATCTCATCGAGCTTTACTGCTTTGCGAGATGAGATTGCCGCAGCTAGAGATGGAGCTGTTGATCTGCACACAAAGCTCGAAACGATGGATGCTGCTCGTGGTGTAGTTGCAGATGAAATTACTGCGGCTCGTGGCGGCGCTGCGACTTTGGCAAATAGGCTGAGTTTGATTGATTCGAGTGTAGGCACTGTGACTGAGGAAGTTGAAGTGTCGCGAGGTGCCGCTGCTACGCTTGGGCAGCGCCTCGATGTGTCGTTGAACCCAGATGGCTCGTTGAAGACTACAACGAGTGTCAGTAACTTTGCCACTGAAAGTGCAGCTATCCTTTATGTCAATAGCACAACGTTTACTGTTGCTGGAAATAAGACAGCGATCTATGTTGCGAACCGCACCATTAGGTGCAATAGCTCATCTGCTTTGGTTGGTTATGTGAGCAGTTCGAGCTATGCTGCTGGCACTGGTCTGACTACAGTGGTGGTGACTGGAGTTACTGTGCCGGTCAGTCTTAGTACGATTGAGTACTCCTTTCATCCTAATGAGATGCCTAGAATGGCCCATAGTGGGCTGACTGGTATCCTGGGAGCTGACCCGTCTAGCAGTGATGTGACGACCAACAAGCATGTCAGTAACAATCAGCTAAAGGTGCTGACTGATGGCAAGCAGCCGCTTGATGCAACGCTGACGGCTCTGGCTGGGCTGACGACTACTGCTGATAAGATTATTCTGGCTAGTGGCACAGACACTTTTTCGATGGTAGACTTTAAAGCGGTGGCCCAGAGTATTGGGGGTGCTGCTGATGCGGCGGCCGTGCGGAGTATTTTGAGCCTTGGCGATGCTGCGCTGAAAAATGTAGGGACAGGTAGTGGTGATGTCTCTGCTGGAAACCATGCCCATAGTGGAGTATACCAGCCTCTTGACACTGAGTTGACTGCGCTGGCAGGATTGGTTAGTGCCGCAAATAAGGCTCCATATTTTACTGGTAGTGGCGTAGCGGCACTGATGGATGTGTCGGCATTTGCTAGGACTATTCTAGATGATAGTGATGCCGCCACAACTTTGTCGACGCTTGGAGTAACGGCGTTTGCTAAAACTTTATTGGATGATGCGTCAGCTAGTGATGCAAGAACAACGTTAGGATTAGGATCTGCCTTACCAATAGGATCTATTTATCTAGCCAGAGATGGGGACTTAGTTTCAGGTGTTTTAGAATGTGCTGGAGCCGCTGTTTCTAGGACAACTTACAGGGATTTATTTTATGGCAGTGGTGTGTTTCCTTTCGACCTTACTTCTGCTGTATTTTTAGATGAAAAGGGTTCCATCACCACGTTCACCGTGGACACGGCCAACGCCTCGGGACACTTCAACGCGGCCAAACCTGCCCGCGTGGTGGCCGGGTGCCGCATCGTCATCAACGGCACGAGCTACCCCATCACGTCCATTTCCGGGGACGGCACTGCGGCCGACAGCGTGGTCTTTGCCGGGACCCTGGCCGCGGGAGCCCACACGCTGGAGGCCATCCACGGGCTTGAGGCCGACGCCTCGGGCCTGCGCCTGA